AAAATCTCAATGCTCAAAAAATAATAATTCCAATACTAATATGGTATGCGATAAATATTTCAAAACATTCAATCTCATTCCAAATATGAAAGAACCATCCAGTGAATGGTCTAAAAAAAAACCAAATACTCATTTTTGGAGAAATTACAATATAGAACAATTAATGAACTTTGATGATCCAAAATCAAAAGGTATTCCATGTGGTAAAAGAAATAATATTATTGTTATTGATTTAGACTTTTATGATAAGTACGATAAACAAGGTAAATTAAAGTGTGCCTTCAATAGAGAAGATAATATTTTCATTAAACAATTCGGAGACATTGAAAAATGTAAAGAAATATTTAAAGACCATTTAGTGGTTGAAACTGCAAGAGGTGGATTACATTTATATTTTAATTATGATCCTTCTATCAAAACAACTTCCAATGCTTTATTAGGTATTGATATCAGAAGTGATGGTGGATATGTAGTTTCAATGGGATCACAAATCAATAAAGCAAAATATGATGGAAGATTAAAAGGAAAACCAGTTGAAGAAAAAAAAGGTTTTTATAAGGTTATCAATAATAAACCAATTCAAAATATTCCAATTGAATTAGCAATGTTCCTCAAAGAAAACATGTGGAGAAATAAACGCCAAATATCTAAACCAATAAAGAGAAAAACAAATGGTGAAGAAGATGTTGCAATCAAAGCGTATGAACAAGACCAAATAGATTTGACAGCGTACAATTATGATTTCAGTGATGATGATTTAAGAAAAATATTGGATGGGTTACCAGATAAATATTTTACCAATTCTATTGATTGGATTATTTTTTCAACTGCTATGATGACACTTGACAAGAGAGACATATGGGAAGAATATTCTAAATCTCGTGGTGGTGATACATATGATAAAGAAGCAAATGATAAAAAATGGGATTATCAAGTATTCAAATATAAAACTTTTTTGTGTATTGAAAACCTTTTATGTAATTCAACATTTATTGTAGGTGATGAAGAGGATGAAAAAATAAGAAAAGAACTTGCATCTCTATATCTCGCATATTACAAATATAAACCTACTAATTGTCATAATGAAAAACCAGATATTGTTTTAGAAGATAGAAGGTATTTGGATAAAAATAATGATGGTGAGTTCCTTACAGAACATGAAGGTCATATAATTTGTAAAAGTGCCACTGGTACTGGTAAAACAACAGCAACAAAAAATTATATTCAAAAAACAGAAAAAAGGTTTATTTCAATTGTTTCTCGTGTCACATTAGGTGAGGAACAAGTTGCGGTATTCAAAGATGCTGGTATTGATTGTCATTGGCACGATGACATCACCAATCCATCACAAGAAGTAGAAATGGAAAAATGCAATCAATATTGTTCTGAACATGGATGGTGGATGTATGAAGGTGAGAATATAGTTGTCACAATTGATAGTATTATTAAAATGACTAATTGGGAAGATTTTTCTGATTATGTATTATATTTAGATGAGTTCAATAGTTTAGTTGAATATTTTATTGATTGTCCCAACCTTGATAACAAGAGGGTTCTTGTAAAACAATTTTTAATTAAAATGATGAAGGAGTGTGATAGAATAATTGGTACTGATGCTGATATAAGTGATAATTCATTATTATTTTTAAAACAGAATAATATTGATTATACATTCATTGAAAATAAATATCAACATAATTTAACCAAAGATGGTGATGTAATTGTAGCACAAGAATTATATTCATATGATGAATTAATTGGCAACATGAAACCATTGAAAAAGTTTATGGTTTGTTGTGATAGTAAATTATCAGCATTAAAAATACATAGCGACTTGATCCAGTTAGGTTTTGATAAAAAAGATATGGTATGTATTACCAGTGATACAACAGAAAGAATTAATTTAGATGATTACCCAATTGTAATATTCTCTCCAAAAATTGTTTATGGATTGGATAGTGTAATGGAGAGAGAAGTATTTGCATTCATGAAAGGTCACACTATCTCACCAACTGCTATGGTACAACAAATCGCAAGATGTAGAAATATTAAAAAATTATCCTTTTTATTCTCCATGAAAAACTGGAAACCTTACAAATGGGAAGATGTTGAAGAATGTAAAGACTGCTTGGAGAATGGTATGAAATTATTTAAAAACCAAGGGATGGCAAATATGAGTGGTAATGATAAAATAGAAAATGATTACAATGAATTATATATTAATTTTCAATATACCAAAGACTGCTATGAGACTAATAAGTTCGCACACTTTTTAAAAATATTAAAACATAAAGGTTATGATGTAAAATACTCACATAAAAAATCAAGTGGTGGTGGTAATAATGCTATTGCAAAGGTTTATAAAGATGAAAAAATACAAGCATTTATGGAAGCAACCAATAAATGTATTGGATTAAATAAATGGAAGAAATTAGAATATGATGAACAACAAAAAGAAAAACCTATTTTAAGTGATTCAGAAGATGATGATTGGTATGAACCAATTGAAAAAGAACCATTTGATGAATATGAAATATTGAAGAAACACATGCCTCCCCAGTGGGAAAAAATAATTAGATTATTAAATGTACCCCTTGATAAATGTGAGGATTTTTGTGAAATAATCACATGTGAAAAAGAATTGGAAAAATATTTCAATCGTGTAAGGTTCTTTGTTAAAGATCATGAATATATCACAACACTAAATAACAAAAATGATTTTGATATTAAAAAATATACATCTGGTATTAACAAGACAATATTTATAAATAAATTATTAGATGGTATGGGTATGAAAGATTTAATGGATTTCAAAATACAATCCATATTAACAGCACACGACCAAGAAAAATTATTTATTGAATACAAACATATATTCGGTAGATACAGAGGAAAAGGTAATCCATTTGAAAGTGTTAAGGGTTGTAAATCCATATTGATTAAATCGTATAAGGATATGTTCAGTAAGGATATTATCATAACACACAGCACTACCAAGATAAATAAGAAAACTAAAAAAACCGAAAAGGTTTATACATATGAGATAAATGAAGAAATGATACAAATGACAGAAAAACTTTTTGAAATGAGAAATGAATAAAAACATTAAAAAATAAATCTATCTTTTAACATATTTTTTTTATATAGTAATTCAGTCTATAACGAATTGAATTTTTTTTATTTTTATGACGGTGATTTTTACTTATAAGGGGTATATAAGGAAAATGATTAATATACTGACGAATTGGTTGATTGTTCCCTAATATTACTTTGAGCAACTTGATCCATTGTACCAAGTGATGATGATACAGATTGAGTTATATTGGCAGTCGGTTTAAAACTGGTTGAATCGGTATTTGCAGTTTTTACATTTTTATCATGATCACCAAACATTTTCACAATACCACCTATTCCACCAATCGCATTACCTACACCAGCAACCCATTCAAGTCCGGGAACCAGTCCTACGGCATCACTGGCACCAGCAATGATATTTGTTACATTTGAAAAATCATCCGCACCACTTGCTTTTTTATCAAAAAAAGATCCAGTTTTTGTTTTATTCGCAATATCATCATATAAACTCATACCACCTAATGTAGCACCAGTCAATGCCCCTCCTACGCGTCCAGCAAGTTCAGCACTTTCATCAGACATACCAGTAGCACTCTTAATAGCACCACTGATAAATCCTTTTCCTTCTGGTTCTTCTGGTGCTGATGTAGGTGTTACTTTGGGTGCTGGTAATTTTGGTGCTTCTGGTTCTTGTGTAATTGTTGTCTTTACTGGTGCTTCAATCTGTGCTGGTGCTGGTGTTGTGTCCTCACTTGGTAATGCTTCTGGTTGGGGTTCTGGTTCATTTGGTGCTTCAATCTGTACTGGTTTATCTTTTGGTGGTGCGACAGAAAAAGATTGTCTGGCATCTGGTGTCCCTTCCACTTGGACTGGTTGAGGATTCAATGCCCTCATCTGTTGTCTCTGTGCTTCCATCTGTTTCTGTGCTTCTGGATTTAAAACAACCCTTGGTTGATTTTTTGCATATGCTGTTTTAACTTGTTCATCACCATATTCTTCAACACTTTTACCAGCAAGTGTCTTTGCTCTCTTTTGTTTTGCTTTTAATGCTTCACCTTTCAATCTACTATTACGAGATGAAATTGCTTGTTGAATACCAGTACCAGCATACAAATCATTAATACTATCTTTTGCATAATTAAAATCACCCATGATACTATCTTGTTGTATCTTCGCATCCTTATCCTCTTTCCGTTTTAAATTGTTAGCATTTATAAGAGCATTCTGCTCTGCTACATATTGTCTATTCTGGTTCTGCTCTTGTATTGCATTATCCAATCCATATGTATCCATTTTATATTTATGGTATATTTAAAAAAAATATTATAAAAAAAATTAAATTAGTCATCACGGAAACCATCGATCTCGGTTGGTTTTTCTCCGTCATCCTTCTTCTTGACATCTGCTGGTGTAAAATCTTTTTCAGTTTTAAATGGTGATGGTTTCTCTCTTGGGACTTCATTAATAACTTTTTTATCTCCAATACCCAATAAGGTTTCATGTCTTCTATAAAATCTTGCTGGGTTCTGTTGTCCATCTATATATAAAAATGAATGTGGTTGATCATGTGCTAAATTATAATATTCCATAAACTTCTCCTCACTACCACATAATTCAGAATATTCTTCTTTTATCTTATCAAGTTCCTTGGCGTTATTTTGACGGAAAATCAATATGTTCGTTGCATTATTTCTTATGATGGTTCCCACTGAACGGAACGATTGAGTAGTCAAAAAAATTGACATTTCATAATGACGGAACTTTGAGCAGAGATAGGTGATGTCATTTGTTTTTTTGAAATCACGAGAGAGGATATCATCAAGTAAAATTAACATGGTCGGCATATCTTCTCTCTCATATTTTTTTTGAGACGCTATAAGGTCTTGTATCATCTTATCTGTATAATGGTCTTCACAATCATCAAACGCATCTTTAAAATATTTTCCCTTGGTATCATTGTTCAGTGTGTTTGAAATAATTTTATAATAATCCCAGTAGTCCTCACCATAGAAGTCGCTTCCGTTTCTTAATGCGTTAATTAAATAGTTAGTCTTACCAGAGCGTACAGATCCTATTATCAAAGTGAGGAATTGTGGTTGAGGGAGGTTCTCGTGAATTGGTTTGTATTTGTTACTCTCTAATATATCATTTACCTTCAACACCTTTGGTACCGATTTCTTTTTCTTCGCTTCCATTTATTATTATAATATATATTTTTTTTTTATATATAGATATAAAAGAATGTATGAAATCACTTGGTGGAAATGTTGTTGTAAGAAATGTGAGAGAATGAAACGCAAATACTTAAAGCAGAAAGAAATAAATGATGAATTATTCAGATTGGTTAATTCACTACAAGAAACACAAGAGGAATTATTAAAATATATTGAAAAAAACTAATCTAAAAATAAAGTATAAATTAAATCCTCTGGTATTGAATATTTTTCATGTAGAGAATATGATTTATTACTATATGATTTTTTATGTCCTTGTCCTTTACCACCACATCCACAACTACCAATATGTTTTCCATTTATAAAAGATCCACATTGTTTATTACACAATTGCGTATTACATTTTTTATTAGTCCAAAAGCGAGTGCGTTTTCTGTATGGTGTTCCATACATACAATAATCAGCATCAACATAATCCATGTCTTGCATAAATGATTGATCCTTTAATTTTCCAGTTTGTGGATTTTCTATAAAATAATATTCTGAATTGAAATAATTTATTATCTCAATAGTTCTCTTTACTATTTTATTTGCTCCTTCTATATCTCTTACACCACGACTTTTTGCTTGCGAATATTCAGTACATGGAGGACTTGCCCAAATAATATCAAACTCATCTTTATCATATTGTTTATAATCAAAATGCATAATATCGCATTCATGATCTGCTGGTAATATCATATCAACCGATACAACATCCCATCCTAATTCTTTACAGCATTTACCGACTGAACCAGTACCAGAGAATAATTCTAAAACTTTCATTATAATATATATCAATATTTTTTTTTCATATCTGAATCCTTCATTATAGAACCATCTGGCATCCTATGATATCCCTTGGGAACTTTCTTTTTTTTTGTATTTTTTACAAGATGTGATTTATCTATCTTATAAGATTTTGATTTTGGATTTATTGAAGCATACACTCTCGCCATCGCCCATTGTTCAGCAGATGTTACTTGTGGTCTCACTGATGATGGATTTGTTTTATATGCTCCTATACCTTTTGAATATATTGTTTTTAAACCAGATAATTTATAACCAGTTGTCTTACTGATATCTTTTAATGAATGTGATTTAGATAATGGTTTAAATCCATATTTTCTGTTGTAATCTTGTTTGTATGTCATTTATTATAAATATACATTTTTATTCTTAATTATAAATTATAAACCTTTTTGGCAATAACAATATTATATATAATGCCAAATTGGTTTATAATTTATAATTAAGGAAAAAAAAATTAAGAAGATATAATATTTGTTTTTGCCATTATGGTTTAGGTGAAGGGAATGAATCATTTGTTTTTAATTCTGGTTTTCTATGACACTTTATACAACAACAATCTATTTTATCACATTTACTCTTTTGAATGGTGAGAAGAATACTTGTAAATATTCCTCCTACTACTCCTAAAAATACTCCTAATTCACTTAATGTAAAATCCTCCATTTTTATATTATGCATAGAAATTAATACATATCATCCCAAAAACCATTAGAACCTCTTGTCATATTTTGTCTTGGTTGTGTTGCTCTTCTAATAGCATTTAATGTTTCATCCTTTTTCCTTTGTTCTTCTGCGTCCTCTTGTTTCTTCTTCTTTCTTTGTTTTCTCAATGCTTCATATTTCATGATTGCTTCTAATTGTGCTTCTTCTATATCTTTTTTTGTTATTGCTTTTTCCTTTTCAACCATAGGACGACTTGGTTGTTCTTGTACTTTGGCAACTACTGGTGGGGGTTTATCTTCTACATAATCTTCTAATTCTTTTGTTTTCTTCTGCTTTGCTTTCTTTTCTAATTCTTTAACTCTCTTCTTTTCTTGTGCGTTTGCTCTTCTTGTTGCAAGTGCCTTCTCTCTTGCTAATGCTAATTTTGCTTTATGTTCTTCACTCAATACCCTCTTCTTCTTTGGTGGTTTAACTGGATCTGGTTGATTCTGTTTTACAAATATATCTTCCTTCCTATATAATGGTTCCTTCTTGGTTACCTCTGGTAATATATTACCTTGCTCATCTGCCTCACCAGTATCCTCCTCATAAACTTCATCATCATCGATGTTTTCGGATAAATCCATGTTAATATTTTCTTCTTGTGGGATTTCTTCCTCTTCAAACTCAACTACTGGCATTACATTCATTTATATTATTAATACATTTTAATTATTTTGTATTAATTTCTAAAAAAAGGGATTATAAAACTATTTTAATATTTATTTCATATTTTTCTATATTAATATTATTTTCCTTATGTACCCCTTGTAAATAAAAATCTCCGTCATAAAAGTAAAAAAAATTCAAAATGTTTAAGACCATTTCCTATGTCAAAAAAATATGGTACTTTTTTCATTTCAAATTAAATCGTTTTTTATAATCTTTGACTGATTCCTTGAATGTTGGTTTATTCCAAAGGATCCATCTTGACAACGCACCAGCAGTTTTTGGATCGTCCCAATTCTCTCGTGCCTTATGTCGGTCTAAATATCTTTGTTTCCTTTTCTCGTCCTTGTGTTTTGTGAAGTCAGACATATTTGCGGATCCAAAATGTATCGTCTTGGTTCTCTTGGATTTACCACATTCATTTTTTTCCCCCTTACAATCGCAGTCACAAAATATCGCCATGTATTTTTTTTCTGGTTTAGTTGATTTCTTGATTAGTACTTTCATTTATTATTATAATATATTTTAATTCATATGCGGTGTATCTCTAAAATGTAAAGTGATAATTGATTGATCCCTTAATTTAGTCGCCAACCTTTCATTCTCATCACATATAGAAATATCAAATGTATTTATAGTGAGTGGAGAGGGGTTATTGAGTTTCACATATACGCGATCCGCTGGTTCGTAAAAGAGTTGTCCTCTATTGTTACCATTAATATCAAATGATGGAATTGTATATAATATTTTAGATGGTCTCCCAACAGCACCATTAAGTGTCTTCTGTGTGTAATTATCTAATCTTACAAATAAAGAACCACTATTCAAGATAGAGGGTGGGTCGGTTGATGTGTATTCCCATCCTTCATTACCATCACCAGCATTGTTAGTTTTCCCAACCTCTACCGATTTACCATTTATATCTGGTCTCAATATTTTAATATTTGGAAATCCTAATCTGTAACCAATATATTCATCTTGTGCTAATGTAGTATTTGGGTAATATTCTTTATCTTCTTGTAATATCATCACCCATGCTTGTTCTTTTAAATATGGATCTGCAAGAGACCTTATCGTCATATATGTATATGCTTTGGTGCTATCTACAATTCTATTAAAAAATCTATCTTCTATCTCTCTTATCAAAGATTCTTCACCATCCAATAACATTTTAACTCTCCAATCATATTTAGGATTATAATATGTATCAGTCATTCCACTACGACTAACACCATTATAACACGATAAATCTAAATGATAATTGGTTGTGGCGTTTTGTGCTATATATATTTTTGGATACATCCACCATATATTCTGATTTACTGGTTTAGGGTAATGTTTTTTATAATTTACTGCTGCATCACCACCACTCCAATCATACAAATCAGCACTACAAAACTTTTTGTAATTTGCTTTATTAGCACCATTCAAAGGGTCATCATCAGTATCATTACCACCACCACCATCATAATACCAAAAGGAAACAATATCATTCTCTACATGTATGAGGAATTGTGTAATTTTTGTGGAATTAGTTGTAAGATTATATCTACCACCAGCACCATCACTTAATACTGGATTATCAACCGAACCACTCTTTGCAAAAGAATAATAATCAATTTCTCTCATACACATATCCCCCGAGGTGGTATTATCTTTCATCACCATATGTCCCAATACTAATTCAGTTACTCCATTCTGGTCTGTAATTGCTCTTATGACAAAATCGTTAAATTGGAAATTACCTTCACTTTTTTCTGTTGTTTTTGTACCAGTCCTTGGCATCAGTCCATCATCACTGAAATCAATATCATCTGGTACTTCTGACCCCGTGATTTCTTTACTCCTTGTTAAACCAACCGAAAAATCTGTCATGACTTTATACTTACCACTATCTGGATCTTCAAGTAATCCATTCATATCAAATCTTAAATTACCTCCTTTAAATGTTATTGGTTTTCCAGTATAAACAATTTGAAAATCGGAGGGTGAGGTTGTAATCGCTCCTTTTGGTGCTTCAATTTTTAAATTAGAACCATCAACAGATGATGTTAATGTTTGGTCAGTATCAAAAAACCATTTACTTTCTGTACCATTTAATGAGGTAACATTATTAAGATTTGGAAAATCATAAGTATTTTGTGCCCAGTCAAGATCATATCCTATTAATGAACCACTCGTGGAATCAAATGCTGGTTCTGCTAATGGATAATATCTATTGGATAAAGAACTTGAAGGAATGTAATTTAAATCTGGATGAGGAACACCTTTTCTCATTGCTTCTGTTACTCTCTCACCATATTCATCTATGGAAACATCTTCTGCTTGGTCTGGATCTACTAAACCGAGAGGACACCATATAGGGGTTCCAGTAGTATCATAAACATTTTCACCATTATCTAATTTTGCCAAATCCTTATTCCACATGACATAAAATCCATCATCTGGTGAAATCCTTATACCACTTCCCTTTGTGATTTTTACAGATTGTACAGCGACTTCACTATTTTTTGGTAATGTAATAGTTTCTTTTAAGAAGTTTCTATAATGATATGCTGGTTGTGATTCCCCAATATCTGATACACCACTCTCAACTAATTTATTTCCAGTTATAATCAATGACATACTTTTTTAATATATAAATATATTATTTTTTTTATAATGTAATATTAAAAATGGAAGAAGTTACAGAACAAAAACCACATTTAAAGCAACGTCAATTAATGGAACTAATTAAGGAAGATACAAGATATATTCCATTAACACCTAAACACTGGCAAAATGGTTTAAGTCAGAAATCACAAGTGAAGCACTGGGAGGCGAAATGGTGGAATTGGAAAGAAGAAAATAAAGATGCAATTAGGAATAATGGAATGTTATTAAAGGAATATACTTTCAAACAGAGAGAATAAACCTTTTTGGTATTAACTTTTTTAATGTTTAATTTCAAAAATAATAATATAACTTATAAGTAAAATGGCAAATAGATATTTAGAGATCGGTGTTTCAAATGCTCCCAGCAATGGTAGAATGAGTTTCCGAGAGGGAATGGCAAATCTTATCTTCCAGATCCCAGCAATGGAAGGAACCCTTATTCCTTCTTCTGTGAAGATATGTGGTAAGATACAATTTTTTAAAGACGGTACGAGGACTGTTGCTGCATCGGCACCTATGGCAGTTGATGCAAGACTTGGTGTATATGGTGCTTTTGAATCTCTAACCACGCGTTCAATACGCCATCAACAGACAATAGAACAAGTAAGACATTATGCACACATGCTTTCAAATTACCTTCCGCTTACCAGTTCAACAACTGATAATATTTCAAGTATGTCTAATAGGTCACTTACATTTCCCAATTGGTCTGGGTTCAATGAAAGTGTTGTATATTCTGGGAAACCCCAAGAGTTCTGCCTATCGTTACCATGTGGTCTCCTAAATGGTACGGAGGATATACCGCTTTCCAATTCTGCTCTTGGTGGATTAGAAATTGTTTTGGCACTTGCGAGTGACTCCCAGATGATTTTTTCAAATGATAATGACTCTTCTGCTATCACGGACGCATTCTATGAGTTCAGTGATTTAAAACTTCTATGTGAGGTTCAAGAGGGGGTAGTATCGAGCAAACCCAGTTTCACATACCAATCCATCTCATCTTATTATGATACTATTAATTCCCAGAATGCAAATGTATCTTTCAATCTTGGATTAAGTAAAGTTCGTAGTGTATTCTCATCATTTGTTCCTTCAAAGTTTTTGAATAATAGAAGTGAGAATGGTTATTCTACTCTTATGATAACTAATACAGATGATGATGTCGCAAATGTAACTAAATTGGTTTGGCAAAAGGGAGGAAGGTTATATCCTAAAATGTTTGAAAATAATTCTGTTGTTCGCGATAGTCCTTCTACATTACTAACTGATCCAGTAATTCTCAAAGATTATGTATCATCTGTAAAAACATTTGGAACTAACATGAAGAATTGTTTATCTGTTGAAAATACTAATCGTGATTTTACTACGGATCAAGTACAACTCGCAGATAGAAATAAAAACAATGTGCAATATACCACTACTCCTAATGGAGGACAAATATGGGGATTAGGAATAAATTATGACGCGTTAGGTGGAGAAGGAACTGATTTCCGTGATGAAAATTGGGGTATGAATATTCAAAGTGACCTAACTACTGACCGCCCACATTCTGTATTTATATTTGTAAATAGCGAACAGAGTGTCTTTTTCAACCAGAATGGAATACAAGTTCAGCAATAAACTAATTTGGCAAAAACAAATATTTTATCTTTTTTTAATTTTAAACCTTTTTGGCATTATATATTATATTGTTATTGCCAAAAAGGTTTATAATACTTTTTTGACTTTTTTTAAGTTATATTTTTTAAATATACCTCATATATAAAATGAGTGACGAAAGAGATACACGCCCAGAAATTATGAGATTAAAACCTATGAATTATGTTGCTGGACAAGAAATAGAATCTGATGTGTTACGCCCAGTTGTTTTCAGTTCAGATAATAGATTTTGCAGATTTGAATTAGAACCAAAAGGTCATCTATCTTCATCATCTTCTATATCCTTTGCGATTAAACCTAATGTTGGTGTTTCTCGTGTATATGTTCCTCCCAATATTGGTATTCATTCTCTTATAGAAAGAGCAGTCCTCCGTACGAGTTCTGGAAGAGTAATTTGTGATATAGAGGAGTTTGGGCATTTTTCCAGTTTGAAATCCATGATGAAGGATAATGATACACAGACACAAAGAGAACAATATTTATCTGGAAGAGATATGGATTATGAATTATATTATACCAGTGGAGAAAATACAGAAGCAGATTTATATGGATTATCTAATGGTCGTGAATATATGGATGCTGGTGTCCTTGAAAGTGCAGCAGATTCACAAGGTAAAGCAAGTGTTGCTGGATTAGGTCATCACAATTTCCAATACATCACCACGCAAAATGGAAGAACCGACTTGACCCCATCGTTCTCTATTGTGTTACATGATCTTTTCCCATTCCTCAAATCATCCCAGAATAGATTACCTCTATTTATGTTTGAGAATGATAGAGTACAGATTGAATTATATTTCACACCAACCATAAGAGACAGAGTATCACTTGTCAAAAAAGATGATGGTGATAATGATAATGAGTTCCTTATAGACCAGAACTCGGTTGAATTAATTAGTGATCACATTTTCTATCCCCAGATGTCAATGCAACAGATGAAGGACGCTGAACCAGCACAGATGGGATATTTTGATTATACATTATCTCGTCAAACGATTACCGCAAATAAAGCAGATTTAACCAAAGACACGGCACAGACTAATACGAGAAATATTGGTGGTGCTTCTCGTATTGTTACAAAATGTTTTGCGTGTTACGCTCCAACTGGAAATAAAGAACAAGCAATCCTAAATAAATACCAAGCACTGGCGATGACACCGACCGCAAAACAGAGTGGGGTTCTTGAAAGTAATTTATTCTTTAATGAAAGATTCCTTTATCCTCTCAATGTTAAGAATAATGCCAGACATTTCTTTAATTTATACGATGCTGACAAGAGACATTATCACACTCCTCGTGAAGTATATAGTGCCTCTGGTGAAGCATTACTCAAAGGAACAAGTGAGGGACAAAATTACGAAGGGAGAAACCAAGATGGACTCCGTGGATCTCAATTCTGGCAAGGTTTCCGTTTGAATCGTGGTGAAAGAATTGGAACCAAGGGTATTGATATTCATATGAACGCCAGAGGTGTTAATGGTAGTGGTGAAGGACTCGCAGATGGAACCTATACTCAATTAGTATATTTAGAAGTTCTCCGAACCCTCACCATGGATAAGACGACTGGTCAAATTGAAGTACTATTCCAGTAAATTAATATCAACACCAATATATTTTCTTTCTAAAATGTTACATCTTTCTCCTACATATTTATTATGACAAGTCATATCTAAAATTGTATCACCTTTATTACTATATGTTTTTATGAAATAATCAATTTGTTCATCGTCACGAGTTATACCAGTATTATCTTTTCTTATTTTCCAATTTTTAAATGTTGTTGGATATAATCCAGTATGACCTTCTCCATCAGATGAAACATATTCATTTTTTTTATCTTTTAATTTATCTCCATAATATCCATTCCTTCCACCTACCATAACATTTCTTTTTGGTTTATATGTATCACCTACCATCTGTGGATTGTATGTACCTCTTTTTTTATAATAAATAAATATCTCTTCCATTTGTCTTAATGGTTGATATTTTGCTTGAAAGAAACCAGTTTTATTATTCTTACACCATGAATAATGATATTTAGGTGTTTGATATTTTAAAAGTTCATATGTGAATGGCATGGATGCATATAAACATATTATACCATTTGGTTTTAAAACCCTCCACATTTCTATAAATAATTCTTTCCAATTCAATCCTTTATCCCACGATGCTTTGGTTGTTCCAAATGGTGGATCAGTATATATAAAATCAATTGAATTATTATCAAATGTTTTGATTATTTCATGTATATCCCCTTGGATGTAGGTATTCATTTAACATATAATAGATAAAAAAATTGCTACTAAAATCCTTTTTCCTTATGTACCCCTATAAATAAAAAAACATCGTCATAAACTAAAAAAAATTCAAAATATTTTGAGACCATTTGCTATATAAAAAAATATTCCCTTTTTTTAGATTAATTTTTCATTAAAAAAAATCTAATGTTATAATAAATGAAAACAGAAAACTTGATTGCATTAATTAAAAAATCCAGACCCAATATTAAGGATAGCACAATTAAAATGTATGTTGGTAACCTTAACAAATTGAAAAATATATTTGAAAGTGATGATTATGGGTTTCTTAAAGATATTGAAAAAGTTAAAGAAAAATTAAGTGAAAGACATTTTACAACCCAGAGAAATTATTACAATTCAATTATTATTTTACTCATGGCACAAGATAAGGATAAAAAATTAATTGAAAAATATAATACCATAAGAGACCAACTCAATTCTAAATACCTTGAAAATCAACAAAACGGCGTTATCTCCGAGAAACAGAAGGACTCATTTATTTCAATGGATGAGTTATTATCATTTGTAGAAAAAATCAGAGTTGATTTAAATATTCCAAAATTAAAAAAGAAAGACGCAATACCAGAGAAAGAAAAGAAATTATTAATGGTTTATGTCCTACTATCGATACTAATTGAAAATCCTATGAGAAACGACCTATCACAAATGAAAATCATAGTTGGAAAGAAAGGGTATAATAATTTAAGTGATACAGATAAGAAGGATAGTAACTATCTTGTAGTTGAAAAAAATAATGCCAAGTTCATTTTAAACGATTATAAGACGAGTAAGAAGTACGCGGAAAAGATTATAAATATTTCAAAACCATTAGAGAAGATAATAAGAATGTATATGAGAATAAATAAATTAGGTAATGGTGATATATTATTTCCTATCAGTAGAAATGGTATATCGCAATTGTTAATAAAGACGAGTAAAAAATATATTAATAAGAATATCAGTACTACTATCATAAGGAAAATTGTAGCGAGTCATTTATTAAAAGATGTTAAGGAGATAGAACAGAAATTATCAAATAAAATGGGAACGGATATTGCAACTATAAAGTCGGTCTATGTGAAAAAAGAGGATTAATATATTCATTTTTTATTTTACATAACATTTTCCATTCATCTCTACCACGATCATTTCTTCCACCCATTCCTTTAAACCATTCACCATCTTTAAGTTCCCACCAGTAAAATCTTTCTTTACCCCAATGAGAACCATTCTTACCTATGCATCTCCAAATGAAAAAACATCTACCACCTTCATTATCTTTACAGAACTTAATACCATCTTCTATTTTACCCAGTTCAAATTGTAGATCTGGATAATCTCCAAAGTCACATCTTCTGGTTTTTAATTCAACTTTAATAGGTAAGGTCTTTGATCTAAAATCATATTTATTAAACTTATCACCTAAATCTGTACCAGTATTCCATAATTCACCGAATATTTGAGTGAGGAATGGCATGGAACTATCTTCGCTTTTTAATCCTAATTCAAGATCTTTAAGAAATTGTTTATTGTTTTGTAATGAACTCATTTATATATACTTAAACATAGAAAAAAATATTGGGAGAAATACGCATCAATCAAAATTGATTACAAAATGTCCATGCTTAACATCGCATTTATATATACTTGATCTCTTCTTTAATTTTTTCTTAATATGTATTTCCTTCATTATTTCTGGTGATATTTTAGGTTCAATATCATATAATTTTTTAGGATCATCCATTAATGCTTTTAATGTTTTCCTTACACTGGGTAAATCACCATGTGAAGATACAAATGATGCTGTATCATATACATCAATAAGATCTTCAAAAAAACTTGTTTCAATACAGTAATTATTTATGCAATAGTGATTTAATTTCTTTGTCTTAAAACTTATATTATCTTTTTCTTTAACACTTAATTTTTTCTTTGGATTCTGATTCTTTAAAAATAATCTTAAATCTTGTATATTTTCAATTAGGAACTGATTATCTTTGGGTATGTGTATGTAGTCGGTTTTTGATATAATATCCCATAGGTTCGTAGCGATTTCATATTTATTATTCTTTTGCGATAATCCAGTAGGAATGTTGAAATAATTAATAATATGTAGAAGTTCTTTCTTGCTATGGGATTTGTCAATAATTGTATTATTCTTTGGCATCCTATTTGTAATATATACATAGATATTTATTTTATAATATATAATAAAGATGCCGTACAAAACTGGGAAATTGAAAGGACAACTTACGAGTGCTGAACTTCGTAAATTAATTAAAGCACATAACAAGTTATATACGATAAAAGTTCCATCTGGTGCTACACAACCACAAATAGTTAAATTAATTAATGATAATGGTTATAATGTCAATCATAAAAAACAATCTTTATTTTTAACTATGAAAACCTTACCAAAAAAAATATCCATGGCAGATGTACCAAAGAAGGTTGAACTCACTGCGTTACAAAAACAGAAGCGACAAGAAGCGAAGGACGAACGAGACAAGAAAAAGAAAAAAGAATTACGAGACGCAAAGGTAGAAGCAGTAAAAAAGTTTCAGAAAGGAAAACCAGATGTAAAAAAGAAACCAGTAGTTGTTAAACCTAAACCAGTTGTAAAACCAGTTGTAAAAAAGAAACCAGTAGTTGATAAACCTAAACCCAAGAGGAGAGAATTAGGAAAGACACAGAAACCCTCTAAAACAGATATACAAAAAATACCAGTTAGAAAAGCAATTGGTAATACGAAGGCAATTAAAAATATGGGAGGAGATGTACAAGATACACCCAAGGATTTAAAGATTGTAAAGAAACCAGTAAAACGAGGAGAAGGTAAGTTCTCTCTACCATCACAAACACCTAAACCAGTCGTGATAGATAAAGATAAAAAACCTCCCAAGATCGATAAGAGTTATAAAATCATAAA